GCGCATTTTTTTTTTTTTAAATTTTTTTGAAGAAAAGAACCGACACTTCGGGACATAACGAAAGAGTTATATAGAGGAAGAAGTGAGAAGAAACCTCCATTTCAATAGGGTTGATTAAAATATTGTGTCACCTATTAAAGTCAATCATATAAGTCGCTCATGCCGCCTCGGTTGTTTATAAGGGGGCAACTTATTAAGTTGTGGTTGTGACTACACATGGGGCACCAACAAGGAATCCAAATGAAAAGTCATCAGCTAGTGCTCGGCAAAAGATTGAACCATTTGTTGTGCCTAACCAATAATCATAAAGTAAACCTGATGAATTTGTATTGCCACGTATCCAGTGATTAACACAAACTGAAGTGTTGTAATACGGAACTTCGATCTTTGCTACATCAGTATACCCAAGAGTTACTGTTTGAACAGGTTTGAGATCAAAATCCTGTACTGCTCCTGCTCCAGTTTCTACTAAACTGTCGGTTGTCACCTGATTGATGGTGCTAACCCGTGCTGAATAATAATTTTGAGCGTACCAGCGCATTCCGCCTCTATGGAATCCGTACAACCATGTAGTATACATTGTCATATCTCTTTGGACACCCACTGATGATGAAGAAACACTCCGACAACTTGGTTCAGAACTAAGAAAAATCTTAGTTTTTGTGTTGTCGAATGTCGCTGCTGGCCAAAATCGTTTCAAAACAGATCTTAGAGAACGTACTGGATCACCAATGGACATTGAGTGTGCAGTAACAGAATCTGATGATGTGTTTGGTGCGATATTGACAATGTTAGCCAAACCACTTGAACTCTCTACATGTGCGATAGCTAGATTAGGAGATGGAACACCAGTATGTTTTATACATGGTACTGCAAACTCAAAATCTGAGCCACCCGCAACAAAGAGAGGAAAGTAGATAGTATCACTAACATTTTCAGGGGCTATAAGAGGATTCTCCACAAGGAAATAGAGATAACCAATAGAGTTGTCGAGTGTTCGAGCCCAAGGATATTGATATACAAAGGGCACCTCAAGGTCATAAGTGTTGGCATCACGAATATCAACAACATGAGCATAAGTATACTGCATGGTGTTAACAATTTCAGTGGTGTCAGCAATTCTTGGACCTGGGATAAAAACGACTCGGAGACGAGCTGAGTGAAATTTGGTACAAACAGGTCTAATAAAAATGCGTATAGCTCCGCGCCAAAATTGGAATAGTCGAGCTGTATATGATATTTGTGTGTTTGTGTCAAATGTGTGTGTGCTATCAAATGCATGATCAAAATATGCTGATGGATCAATGGGAATTGAGCCAATAAGAGTGCCTTCTGGAAAAGATTTACTAAGTGAAATATGTCCAATATCTGTATTTGCAACATCCTGAACATTTGGAATAATATTAGGTCTATCCAAAATAGCAGTAATTGTCATTTCATCAATTGATCTACCACTCAAATCTAAATCTGAAATACCTTGGTCATAGTTCTGTGTGGTTTTAGCACCAACAAAAGTAGTATCGCAAGTATATAGATCTCGATAAGGTAGTTGAACAACTCCAGTCAAATTTGAGACATCCAGTGGTTTTGACCAACCGAGTAAATCTGAAATTTTTGAAGCAGATCCAAAAGCCCAACCACCAACGCGTGAAAGTCCTCCAATAAAAGATTGATCATTGTTTCGATTAAGATATTTTGATATAGATCCAAAACCATTTGAAACAATTTTACTTTTCTTGGCAGCTTCAACAATTCCAGCTAAGGCAGCAGAAGCTTGAACTTCAGCAACGCGTGGTTGAACAGCATAGGTCTTCAAATCTTCAATATTGAAAAATAAAGACATGTTAATTGCATTTGGTGAAATAGCAGATTCCAGAGCAACAATTGGAATAATATGAATATTTCCCAGAAACTTTCGATCGGAAAAATCTAAAGGAACTTGTGTTGGATAAAGCGGAATAATATTGGCTTCTCCAACATATGGAATACTCAGTGTTGCACTTGTGGTCTCTGCTATGTTAATGATGACGTGTGGGCAACCAGTATAAAAAGTTTGTTTTCCTTTTACACCAGCACCTGTTGCAATACCACACCCGGGGGGAGTATAAGCTACTAGGAACATACCAAGCATTGTTGGATCTGTATTCCAGGTAAGCTTGATATTGAAAGTCCCAGTAAAACCCATACAACCTCGTAATTTGTCAAGAGCAGGCATTTCATTGATGATTTCAGCAAGTGGTTTAATATAATGCGTTTCTTGCTTGTAAGCACCAAATCTATGATAGCGTGACAAAATATCTGTAATATGTTTCATATCTGAGTCAGGCATTGCAGGTAAAAATGGGGTTACGAAAGATTCATTATTAGAAACATCTCTTTGAGTGGTACCAAATTCAGAAAATCCAGTCACATCTTGATTTATTTCTAAAACGGACCCTACGAACGCGTCATTATTTACAGCATCATTAACTTGTATTGTGTGTTGTGTTTGTGTATTTGTGTTTGTGTTTGTGTTATTTGCAGGCTTTATTTACATCTCATGTCGCACAGCCTAATGCTTGTGAGATTGAATCAACCTTGTTTAGAGGATTGCTCATAAGTGTGGTTTCCTAAATAGGCACTTTATTTCCCAACTTGATGGACGGTCTATTGATTCATTTGACCTGTAGTTTTATGCCTTCGGGCGGGGTTTTAGTTGCTTAAACCCAATTAAGAGCTGGTAAAAATTGCAGCAGAGTATTATCACGCACCATAGCTCTATAATCTTCTTGATCATGATGCGTAAGAGTCATGTTGTAAATAGTTGCGCAAACGTTCTTAATTCGCTGTGAATAATGCTGAAAAACCTGTTCTTCATGTAATGCCAATTCTGCAAAAGCTGCTGAAGCATTCTGTTCAATAACTGTTTCCTCAAATGTTGTTCCATGAATCCAATTAAAACATTCCAAGATAGAAGCCAACTTTAAAGGTGCCATCCAAATTCGATTGTGAACATCAAAAGAAAAACCACGTTTCAAAAAGAAACACTTATCAAGATCTTTAAAACCCTGCATACATCCAGTTTTCTCTTCATCTGTGTAAATCATGCCAAATGTAGCAAAAGCTTCTGTCATACTTTCTTGATTAAACCAATCCGAAACCCGATTTGATATATTCAATAAGTTATCATCACCATAAGCAATCATTGTTACACAGTCATTAAACTCTTCATTACCTGGTCTTGTTGAATAGAATGTTACACGACAAGCAATAGAATTATACATGCTATTTAAAATTGCAGTAGCTGGATTTCCAGAGGGTTGAGAGTGGTTAAGTTTGTACAATCTCTTTCCACAAATGTGATAAGAATTGACTACACTTTCCCACAAACATTTCCTAACTTGTGCATCTTCAATTTTATAATCTGGGCCTAATCGATAATAATCTTCAATAACATCAAGAATACTCCATAGAATGTCAGGATGAAGAGTACCATCATAATTACTAAAATCTCCAGCAACATGTTTATCTCCATACTTCTTCAGATGTTTCGCAAGCTTATCCCATTCAAGTGATTGTGTTCGAATTCCAACTGCACTTTCTGTATCAATACGTTTTTCCATTAAAAATGCAATAAATGAGATAAAATACATTCGAAAAACAATTACAAAATCCATTGGAGCAGCTGCAAAGACACGTGTTTTACCAATTTCAACTTTAACTTTTGGAAGAGTTTCATCTTTGAGTGTGTCAGTAAAAATATATGGTTGAACAGTCCCTCGTTTCATACTTTCAATTTGCTTAGTGACAACTTTGCAAACTTCTTTAGCTTTCTTACCTTGAAGATCCCATTCCATATTGCCAAACCAAAGTGTTTTACCTTTTGATTTTTCATGGCACCATGGATAACCTGCTGATGTAACTCGGTTAATTCCTTTGATATATTCTGAATCAGTTCCTTTAACGGCATCATCAAATGGCAATACTTTCATTGCTGAATAATTGCACTTCGACTTTGCTAATTGTTGTTTATACGATAGGACACTTCTTTTCAGAATTTTATCATCAAGAATTGGTACATTGCGAAATTGTTTTTGAATGCCTTTGAACATTGGACCATTTTCTTTTTCTGGATGCATCAATTGAGCTGGAGCCATTTCAGTTGGATAAATCATATCGAAAACACTGGTTTTGTGTATCTTTGTTTGAATATTTGGATAGGGTGGATCCATAATATCACCAAGACTAATACAATTCCCGTGAACAATAGCAGTAGGTGTTGTTTCAGATGGAATAAATTCTGGTTCAATTTGTTCATCTTCATTAACAATAATTGCCAGATCTTCATATACTAATGGTATAAAACATGCTTTACCTGCACAACCAGCAAAATGAACACCGCAAATACGACGGGAAACAATAGGGCTGTCCATAATATATATGCTTCCACAATCTCCTTCTCGTGATCCGATGTTTGTGGTTGCTGAAAGACATGTAAATCTTGAACCATCTGTATCTTGTGTTTCTTGAAGGCCTAATGTCTCAACTTGTCCGAATTTCGTTTCAAATGTTCGAGTATTACAATCTGCAATTGTTGAAACAACACGCATACCAACCAAATTTGTCATTGTTGATTTTTCAATGATATGTTTTCGCAAATCAGGATATCGTGAACATTTCTTATCCAATTGAATGCAACACAAATCTGTCATTTGTCCACCACGGGTATAATCACGTACGTTATCACTTAAAGATGACCAATAATAGTCAATTCCTGTTTCAGAAAATGACGAACATACACGAACTTTAAAATTTGGTTGTTTTTCCATCAGGCGATCCATAAGACGAACATAATGAGCATTGATAATAAAAGTTCGTCCCACTGGAAAGAAAATACGAATTGGTGTGTCTTCATTCATAACATTTCCTTCTTCACTGAGCCAATAAATCTTTGCCATATTTGAACGGATTTTAATATTCAAATCTGCTGCATTTGTGGAAACCCAACCTTCATACTGATTTAAAAACATCTGTTTAGTAACATCGATTTGTTCTCGGTCTTCTCTTGACATTTGTTGAAATACAGACCATCTTGGAATAGCAGTTTTTATATATTCCAATTCATCATCTTCAGTAAGATTTTGTGTTTTAACATGGTTCAAGGTTTTAATCAATAAAGCATTCCATTGAATTCTCAATTCCAATTGTGGATCTGTAAACCAACCTTCAACTGTTGTATCAATATGTTGGTAACCATATTCTACTTTCTGTTGTGCTTTCATTTGACGAGATTTTCCAGATTCCAAACGAATTTGACTTTTATTTTGGCGAGCTTTTCCTGATTCAATTTTGACTTGTGATTTATTTTGTCGTGATTTTCCTGATTCGATCTTAATTTGAGCTTTATTATTTCTTGATTTTCCAGATTCAAATTCATAATCATCTTCATTTGTTCCTGAAAAAGCTTTATATATTTGCCAAGCAGATACTCCTATAAGAAACATACTTAGCAACATTTGAAATCTTTCAACAATCTGATAACGTTCTTCTTGTGTTTTAATCCAATTCCAAGCATCTCGAGTGATTTCATAGCATGTCATATCATCCATAACAGTCTCATGTTCTATATACTTAGTTACATAAATTTCTCTACTTTCTTCAAAACCGTAATCTTCGCGCAATGTTGTCCACAATTCATCAAAATCAGTCATTTCTGGATCTTCATAAACATCTTGAATATATCTTTCTTCCAATTTTCCACAAACAGCCATCATTTGTGGTGTGATAAGAGTCTTCTCTTTTTGAGGCCAGTTAAACCAACTTTCAACTTGAGCTGCTTCTTTCATCATTGCACGTGCAAAATCTACAAGACCTTCCTTTTGTTTATCATACTTAACCTGTTTATTCTTAAGTTCTTGAAGTAACTTGTACATAATATCTTTAAAGCTAAAAACTTCTTGACCAATCTCACCATTTGCAGGATTCCAAGTTCGAAATTCATAAACATCGAGATTAATAGTTCCAGTTTTAAACTCTTTACGAAGTCTTCCATGAATATCAGCATATTCTTCTTTAAGTTGTACACTGTATGGCATATCAACACGTCGGCAAACCGCTTCTTGAGATACTAATGATGTTGGCTTAAGAACTGTCAAATTTGTTGTGCAAACAACACTTTTTGATGTAAAGGTGGCAGTCTTCTTTGATTCTAAATCAGCCATATGCAAAGGATAAGGAAAAGGATTACTCATACGAATCAATTCCATAAATTCCACATTTGGATTAGATGTAGTATCTTTAACTTGACCAAAATCATCAATAAGAGTCACAGCTTGATCTTGATAACGATCCCAATATTCTTGTTCATGCATTCGTGCATAAAGACAATTGTCAACTGCTTCTCGGATTTCTGCATCTGTCATCTCAGGTGTTATTTTCTTAGCATGAGCTAAAACAGTTGATCCAATATGGTAGAGAATTGATGATTTACCAACTCCTGATCCACCAGTTAACATCATAACAACAGGTTCAACTCGATTTTTAAGTGATGCTCCATGCAATTGACAAGCTCTTTGATATAAATTTACAATAGGAGCTTGAATTTTATCCAAGATGGTTACAAGTGATCTATTAGTTCGGTACTTAATTCGCATTGCCATATATGAATTATACATCTTTTCAATTTCTAGTGATAGATCTGAATTATTTACCATTTCAGCACGCTTTTGAATATCAAATGTTTTCAAATTACTCATAATTTCTGTTATATCATTTGGAATGTGATCTTTTTGGCCAAATCCACAAAATTCAAAACCTACTTTAGCAAGAATTTCATCAAATAACAAACTAAAACAGTCTGATAATTTTGAAACACTTGTTACAAGCTTTGAATGAGCTTCAAGTCTTTTAACAAATCCAATATAATTCTTTTCATCAAATGAGAATGTTGAAACACCACAAATAAGCGAAGCTAGAACAAATGCAATACTAATAAATGGATGATTTGCAAAGCTCTGAACATGGGCAATATTCTGATTTAATTCAATTCGAACCTTTGGTACAAGAAATTGTGTTACATGCCAAGTTACTGATACTGTTGTTAATAATTGTGCAGCACGTGAAATATATGTATTTGATGAAAACATCATACCAGCCATAAAAATTGTACGACCAAGAACTTCAAATGGTGTCATTGCTAATAAACAATAAACTACAAAGAATCCAAGAACATACAGTAAATCTGAATAACCAATAGTAGTTGCAATAAAATCATGAGCACTTGACATAAAGTTCCAAACTTTTGCAGATGTTGTTACAAAACTTTTAATTGCAGAAATGATGTTAGAAAATTGAGTGGTAACAAATTCCATAGCATTTTGTGATCCATCTCTAAATTTTATTGCAATATCAGAAATGAAAGTATATAAAGTTTCAAAACTTTCAACTTTAGATGGACATGGATTCATCAAATCTTGTGCTAAACTCTCAGACATTTCAAAAATTTGGCGCATCGGTTGGTTAACAGCTTTATCGTTACATGTGTTAAACAAGTTATGCGATTCAAATTTTGCAATACGTTTATCATGAAGTTTACGCATCAATTTTGAAAGATCTTTTGCTTTCTGTTTTTCTAATACAAGAACATGTTTTGGTGTTGGACATGGAGTCTTAGAATGAATAAAATTCATCATAATTGGTGATGGTGTCATTAAAATTTTATTTATTTTTATATTTTTATTTTGGGGGTTTGAGGGAGTTAATAAAGACATTCTGGCGGCTATCTGTCGAGCAATATTCTGTCGCATAGGCTTTAACTCTTAAAACGTCGGGATTTTAAAAACCTAAATTAAACTTATAGGATAATCCTCATCGCGATTTACATAAGAGGGATATTCCGGTACTTCCGTATATATCTAGTGCCATCAGGGCAAACGTTTTGTGTCTCGAGCGAACGAAATAAAATTAATAATGATAAAACATTATTAAAGTTCCATTAATCATAAAAAGGCGGGGTAAAACATTTGGTATCATATTAAACAATAATATGGAAGCCTAATGAATTAATTAACCGTGCAATGGGAGATACGCAAGATGAAAATATAGTTATTATACGAAATTCTTCTAGTTTATATACGGTGAGTCTTCCAAATTCAATCGTATATAAAGTACAGTGTTAAACCATATAATAAGTGTCTTCTCTTCACCTAATATTGTTTTCTGCCAGAACACGCTTGCATTCAGAAGGTTAAATATCGATAGAGTTTAC